GTTCGGGATCACCAGTATTTCATGCCTTTGGCTGATGTACGAGCGATGCCTAAGCATATGGGTAAGAAGATTAAACAAGATGTGTATGTTCCACTGATTGACGGAGCTAATACAGGTTCTCAAGGAATAGATGCAGCTACAGCAGTTCTTTCTAATACTACTTGGTCTGCTTGGAATGCTTCTGGTGTATTAATATCTGCTGATACTACTACAGAAGCACTTGCTATAGCAGAAACTGGTGCAGTAGATGTTGCAAAAAATGATCAGAATCTTTATGGTTCATCTAAAGATACTGGTGCTATTTTAAACAAAATCCCAACTCTCCGTGAGAACGGTGGTCGGGTTAACCGAGTTGGTTTTACACGTACTCAAGTTGAAGGTGAACTACTTAAACGTGGTTTTTTTACTGAGTACACTCAAGAATCAATGGATTTCGATAGTGATGCAGATTTACTATCCCATATTGTTGAGGAAGCCCTTGTTGGTGCTAATGAGATCACTGAAGCTGAGCTTCAGAAAGATCTAATTACTACCGCAACTTCTGATGGTACTGCTTATTTTTGTTCTTCTGCTCCTGGCACTGATGCTCTTGCTGGCTCTGGAACTGCAGCAGGATCTGCTAGAACAGCGTTAAAATTAGCTGTTGATGAAGTTGTTGTTTATAACGATCTAATGAATCTTTCTATTGCTCTGGATGATAACAAAACTCCTAAGCAAACAAAGATTATTAGTGGTTCTCGTATGATTGATACGAAAACTGTTAATGGTGGTCGAGTTATGTATATAGGATCTGAATTGATTCCTGTAGTACGTAAGATGACTGACATTACAGGTTCAGGTGTAGGTTCCGGCTTTGTTGGTGTAGAAAAATACGCTGATGCTGGTAATATCCTACATGGAGAAATTGGTTCTGTTGATCAATTTCGTATTGTTGTAGTTCCAGAAATGCAAAATGATCGAAAAGGTGGTGCTCTTAATGCTACTACTGATGGTGGTGGTAAAAATGGTGCAGACATCTTCCCAATGCTAGTTGTTGGTGATGGTGCTTTCACTACTATCGGTTTTCAGACTGATGGAAAGAGTGTTAAATTTTCTGTTAATCATAAGAAGCCTGGTAAAGAAATTGCTTCTTTAGATGATCCATATGGTGAGGTAGGATTCTACTCCATCAAATGGTATTATGGGTTTATGGCACTTCGTCCAGAGCGTCTTGGTATTATTTGGACATGTAAAACAGCAGTATAATTAGTATAGTTTAACCGTCCCTCCGAGCCCTTTAGGGCTCGGGGGACACTCTTTTATATACGATTGAGGAGGTCAAATATGGAGAAAATTATGGAATTACCAAGTATTAAAGATATGACTAATGAAGAAATTAAACAGGAATTAAAAGATAATGGTGTAGTTGTACATCATAAAACAGGAACTGAAAAATTAGTAGATACTCTCAATAAAATGCGTAATGGGGTACACGAAGAAGTTAAATCAAATGGACCTACTTCTAGTAGTCCTTCTGGTTCTACTGAAGCATCTAGAGCTGCAAAAGCAAAACATATAGCAAGTATAGAAAATCTAACTGCAGAACAAGTAGCTATGAGGCTTACTCGCGTAGTAGTTACACCTAATGACCCTCTTATGGCTAACTACCCAGGACTTATTTTTACAGTAGGTGTTTCAAGTCTTAATAATGGTGAGATGATTAAAAAGTTTGTACCTTTTAATAATGAAGAAGGTTGGCATGTTCCGCACATTATTCTTTGTCAAATTGAAAGTGCTGAAATGCAAAAGTTTAAAACTATTACCAATTCTAAAGGCGAGAAAGTACTAGAACCATATGTAACTAAAAAGTTTAATGTTCGAATTTTACCTCCTTTAACAGAAGAAGAAATGGTAAAACTTGCTGCATCTCAACAAGCTGCAGGATTTAATGTAGGAGTTAACTAATGGCTATTACTATTGCTAATTTAACTGCTGGTGTTGCTACAGATGCTAGTAATGTAGTAACAGGTACTGGTGTATTTGATGACATGATGGAAACTGTTAATGCTCATATGGCTGCCCAGTTTAACCTAGGTCGAATTACTGGTAGTGATTACGCAACAGTATACTTAACAGCAATGCAGGCTACTGTGCAGCAAGCAGTAGCCTATACAATAGGTATGCAAAAAGGTAATGCTGAGGAATCTTTATTACTTCAGAAAGAAGTTACTGAATTTGCACAAACTGACCGATCAACTAAAGTAGCTCCAACTACTACTAGTATTACAGGTAGACAAGCTGCTTTAGCAGCTGAACAAGCTAAAGGATTTAAATGGAATGCCGATCAGAAATATCTTAAAACGTTATTAGATGCCTGGAGTGTTAATATTTCTACAGCAGGTGTAGCAGCTACACAAGTAACTGCTATTAATGCAACTGGTACAGGTAATATTAATACCCAAATAACTAACGCCGAGCCTACCGGCTAGGAGGCGTTTAATGAGTTTTATTGCTAGTATTTTTGAAGCTATAATAGATGTTATTGTCTATATAGTTGAAGCAGTTGTACAAATGGTTGAGATGATTGTACATCTGATTATGGTATTACTCGGCTGGGATAGTGGTGGTACTCAAATCATCGAATACTATGAAGTTCATAATATTCCCCTATTTGATGATCCCGATAAAGATAACCCCCTATTAAATTCACTTTTGCAAAGTATTCTCAGCAATGAAGATATTGCTGGTAATCTTATATACAATCTTGCATTTCGTAGTCTGAAAACAAATGTTAAAGATTTCATGAATTTTATTGAACAGGGAAATTATTTTGAAGATTTTCCTACAATAGAATCATATATTTTAACAATAGATTATACTGAATTAACTGCTGCATTAAATACTCTCAATAGTGTTCCATGTACACCTGAAGGATCTTTTTTAAGGGCGTTATCTAAACAAGATTGGGTTAAATATTGGCTTCAAGAAAATAAAGAGTACAACGTAGGCACTAATACTATAGGAACAGATTACTCTACAACGAGTACTAGTCCAGCTAGTATTGCCGCAGATACAGTTTCGGTAACCCCATCTACTAATCATTTTGATATTAGTATTACAAGTGGAATAGCTACTTCAGATGAAGCATTTGCTGATGAACGATGGCAAGTTAATCTTAATACTATTGTTTATAATGCAGTCCCGGATACCTATACAATTCAAGTATACAATGCACCAACTGTTGGAAGTATAACTAGAACTCTTCCATACACAGCACCTACTAAACCAACTCAATTACACTATGTTTCTACGTATTATAGAGATAGTGCTCCTGCTAGAAAATACTTATTTATTTATAAAGTAGGGACCGGAGTTTATACTGATTTAGATACAATAGAAACACCTATTGATCAAGATGGTACTGCTATTAAAGCATTTCCTGCTATTCCATTAAGATTAAGTAATTCTAATTACACTACTTTTGGAACAACTAAAAAGACTCAAATTGATGATATATTAAAGATAATTCATTTAGATGCTGCAGAAATACTTGATACTATTTTAACTAGATCAGGCACAGCACCAGGAGATTTAGATCATATTTATGTAAATTTTGGTGTGCGTATGTGGGATACCTCTCAAGCAGGACTGGGGTATTTATTTGGTATGTTTGAGAATTTATACCCGTCACAGGGAGTTACACAAGGTACTTATAATAATACTGCAGCGGGGGATGATAAACCTCAAAATAATATCCTTCTTACAACAGATGATAACAAGTTAGCATTTCAATGGTCATATATTACATATACTCATACATCTTTAGCGACTATTAATGCTAGTAGCGGAAGTCCAGAAAATGGTATTTATTACTCAGATATGTCCAAATTTAACAGTGATAATACCCTAGCTTATCAATATTATGTTTCTTCTGGAAAAGGCACATATAATGTAGGTTATAAAGCAGATACTTTAGCTGAAGTAGCTGCATTTTTAGCAGGCAATGGTACAACAAATCCAGGTACTACTACTACAGAAGCTGCTAACTGGTTACAAGTAACTACCCGTCTTTCTTATAATAACCCCACTCCTAATTTACTAGAATCAGATGACTCTGCTGCT